CGGCGAGCAGATCGCGCACCTGAGGGACCATTCCGGCCCGCGTGAGGAACGAGAAGCTCGATACCTGCGCATGCGACCAGACGTTGTCGTTCGTTACGAGACCCGAAGGAGGCGTGAGGAACGTGAGAGCGTTGCCCGGGTAGGCACGGATCGTTCCATCGTTGTCGCATACGAAGACCGACTCGCCGTTGATTGGATCGGCATACGAAGACACAAAGCGAGCAGCGATTGAGCTACCGCCTTCCGCAGAGTCATAAGGATTCGTGTTGGAGTCATAGGTCATCGTCCCGGCTGCGTCGTAGGACAGAGCCGAGCGGATCGGGTTGAAGAGTTGCTTGAAGACGGGAGCACGCGTGATGCGCTCTTCGTCGAAGATCACGTTGTTCGCCTCGGAGAAGGCGTTCGGCGGAAGGTCGTAGGGATTTGCGTCAGTGATGACCCCCACGCCTCCCAATTTGCGAAGCGGGAAGGTCGGCATTGATTAGAGCTTCATGATGTACGCCAGCGCCAGATACGGAGGCAGGTCAGCGTGTTGATGGTCGCCCACGAGGTTCGCGGTGTGCGTGTGGCCCTGAGGGGTCACTGCGGTGATCGCATCGACGTCCGTACCAGCAGCCACCTTGGTCGTGGTGACCAAGAGGTTCGCCGTGGCCGAGTTGAGCGTGTGCGTGTGCGAACCAGCCATGTCAGTCGTAGCGGAGCCACCTGAGGACCCTTGGGCATACAGATCGCCCGAGCCGAGCACGAACTTGTTGCGAAGGTCAGGAGTCCCATTGGCTCCGTTACAGAGCGCCCAGCCAGCCGGTACGAGACCGATGTCTCCCGACCACATCACGACGACACCCTTGGGAACCGGGTTGTTCATCTGAGAGGGCGTGACCGTCACCGGGGCATCGAGGTTGGGGAAGGTGTTCTTGAGGGCCACCTTGATCAGACGGAGATGATCGTCCGACTGGGAGACCGAGTCTGTCGACAACGGGTTGGCAGGGACAAGCTGCGAAATGTAGGAAGCGGTTTCGAGCGCCATGTGCTTAGACCTTCATGATGAAGTAGAGGGCTTGGAACGGAGGACGGTTCTCGATAGCTGCGCCCGAGCCGGTGCTGCCAACGAAGACGTTGTGCGCGTGGTTACCCGCAGCCCATGTGTCGACTTCGAAGTAGTGACCGTGGTCCCCGACAGGGTCCGTGGGGTTCTGATTGCGGCCCGAGCCGTAGCCCGTGGAAACCGGAGACATAGCGCCACCGTTATCCGAGCCTGCCTGTACGGAGCCGTTGTTCGGCAGCGAGTGGGAGTGAGCACCAGCTCCACCTGTGTTACCGGTGACGTGGTGGGTGTGGTTCCCTTGGGTATCCGTGTTGGCCGTGTGGTTGTGCGGGGGGAGTTGCGCGACCGACAGGGCTACCGTAGCTACACCACCAGTGGCACCAACGGCATAAGAGCCACCAGCGCAGGTCGGGAATTTATCCAAGAGACTAGGCGTGGTGATATTACCCGCACCATCCGACCGAGCTACGGTTTGACCATTACACAATGCCCAGCCCGACGGAATAGAAGCTCCCGACCACATGATAATGCCGCCAATAGGCATGGCAGTATTAAGCTGGGACTGGTTCATACTGACCGGCCCTGAAAGATTAGGGAAGGTATTCTGAAGGACCTGTTTGATCATCCGAAGATGGTCGTCTGCATTTGCAATTGGGTCAGCGCCAGTTGGGTTTGCTGCGACCAACTGGGAAATATAAGTTGCGGTTTCGAGTGCCATATTAATCCAAGGGTTACTTTGGTTTCCCTCGGATTATCTAGAGGGACTAAGGGTTCTTTCTATGGTTATTATCATTAATGATATTCACCAAAGATTATCTAAAGGCTCTGACGGGAATCACAGAGATAATCCTTTAGATAATCTTTAGGTTCCCCCCTACCCCCCATGGTCTTTGGGATTCTTGTGTAATGGGGACAGATTAACTCCACGTACCTAGGGGGTCCCGGGGGTACTTGGGGTTTTGGGTGGGACTGTGGTGTCCACGCAACAAGGTGGAACAACAACAACAACGGCAGGGCTTTACCGGCTTTTGCGAAAGGGTTCCTGAGAGACCCTAGGGGGTACATGTAGGACTGGGAGAGCGCACGCCAGCGACAGGGATTCGAGGGTGCATGCATGTAACCCCTTGATTCTAAAGGGGAAACACTAGATGAACTATCTAATGCATGGTGATTCCGTCTCAGATTCCCTACTTATAGGGATACGCATTGGCCTTGCATGCCTGATGCATTGGCATAGGCGCACGAGAGACGGCATGTCTGTCCACGATATGGGCATTAGAAAGGTAGTGCGTGGTGGGGGGGAGTGTCGTTAAAGAGAGACGACGGACAAACCCTAGAACCCCTCGGAAAACTTTGTGCATCTTTGTGTTGCACATCTGTGTATCGTCAGGCACAATGGAATCTCTGGTGCAGCACAGACCAGCAACGACACCGAAGGAAACGAAATGTTCGCCAAAGTTAAACAAGCTCTGACCATTGCAGCGTACGCAGGTTTGACCCTTTCGTTTGTTGGCTTTATGGGAACTGTCGTTGCAATCTCGTTGCGCGTCGCTAACTAATACTGAGAGATAATCACCATGGCACGAGTTACCCGCAACGCAAACACATATAAGCGTATGGGCGCGGTTGCTTTCGTTAATGCATGCAAGGTTGACCATACGCCCGCAGAGATGAAACACGGTGATAAAGCCGCTTGGCAAGTTAAAGCGCTTACTGAGGGTTTCAACGAGTGCCGTTATCAGTTCGTGCAATTGGTTTCCTCATACACCTTTGCAAAGGCTTTGAGTGAAGCATATTGGGTTTGTGTCGGTTCGTATCATCCGGATTACCCGTACGTTAATGAACAGCCGAAACAAACTATCCCTGAGGATACACAAGGTTTCCCCATGGGAGTATCAGTAACCATTGAGACGCGCGATGGTTCGCGATATGTAACGATTAATGCACGCTTGCATATGCGCAAGACTCGTGAGTTGCCGCATTGCTACGCAACGTCCTATAGCGTCTCTGAGATTCTGCGTGATAGTGATTTTCTCAAGTACCTTGCGGCATATCGATAACCCTTGGAGACCCTTTAAATGACTCGCAAAGATCAAATCAAATCCGCATATTTCGCATGCTTCGAAACCGCAGTATGCACACTGGCTCCCAAGCTAACCGGGCGTATCGTCTGGAGTGAAGTCCAACACTTTTTTCATGCATGCACGCCTGTAAGTGAGGCGGCAGCGCGGTATGTCGCTAGTCACTCGGAGACCCTGCAGTGACCTTCAACGAAGCTTTGGTAATTGGCACGGCTATCGGCACGGCTATCGGTGCATGCGTGTTTATCGTCACTCTCTTTTACGGCAGGTAACCAATGACTATCGACCAACGTTTGAAGCGTGCCAAGCGCCACAAAAAGGTTTGGCCTAAGGGTTCCCCTCAACGCGCCTATTGGAAAAGCGTAATTGCACACCTTAAGCGAGTGTTGGCGCTCAGTGAGCAACAAGCGGAAACCCTTGCCTAGTAAGGGTCTCAGGGATTCGAGAAAGTTTTTTCATTTATTTTGCACAACGCCTCTTGCACAACTTTGTGCAGGGGGCTATAGTCATGTCTCTGGTGCAGCAAACGCAGCGCCCAAACGAACCAAGTGAGAATGACCATGCAAGCTAAATCGAAAAACCTTCTGTCCATCGACACGAACGCAAAGACCGTCAAGGGTCAGGAATACGGTTTCATGACGGGCATTCTGTACATGGCACCGGCTGACGTATCGGGTTACAACACTTGCGCCATGGCTGAAATTGCACAATGCAAGACAGCATGCCTTTACACTGCCGGACGTGGTGCTATGTCGAATGTGCAAATTGCCCGGATCAACAAGGCGAAATACTTTTTCGAAGCACGCGTTGAATTCATGGATACCCTTGTTGGCAACATTCGCAAGCTTGTGAAAAAAGCCGCTAAGAATGGTCTCACTCCGCTTGTGCGTCTGAATGGAACGTCAGATATCAAATGGGAAAATGTTTCGTTGACCGTTGACGGCGTGGAATATCCTAACGTTATGTCCGTGTTCCCTGACGTTCAATTCTATGATTACACCAAAATTGCGAATCGGCGCAACCTTCCCGCCAACTATGATTTGACCTACTCATTCTCAGGCGTCGCGTCGTATCGGAAGTACGTGGACATTGCGAAGGCAAACGGCATGCGCTTGGCTGTCGTATTCCGCAATGCTGCCGACATTCCCGAAGAGTTTGAGGGCATGGAATGCATCGGCGGAGACGATAGCGATATCCGTCATATGGAACCCCAAGGCGTCGTTGTGGCACTTTATGCCAAGGGTCAGGCAAAGTTTGATATGTCAGGCTTTGTTGTCGACGTCGCACGCAAGGTTATTGCAATCCACGCTGTTTAATCGAATCTGCACAACACAACACAGGGTAGAACTATGGGAAACCTTCGGGTAAGCAAATGGGAATGGTACGAACGCGGGGGACTGTCGAACCCTGCATTGTTCCGGCGCATGCGTTCTGGCGCGTGGCAGTATTTCGTTAAGGTGAATTGAACATGGGTTACTACCGTTACCCGCATGAGGCGGGTTTGCGTCGCTGGGTCGCTTTTGAACAAGATACAATCAGGGGTTATATCGACGCGAAATCTTTACAATCGGCCTATGGCGTCTCACGTATGCGTGGATACCCTCAGGTAACCATTGTCCCCATTGAGATTTGCTTGCGCGGTCTCCACACTCACTAATCGATCGATCGCACCATTGAGCCCCTTTAGGGGTTATCGGTGTTTCCTATGTGCTTTCGCGCCTATACGGCATGAGAACCCATGGGAGACCCTGATAAACACGCGTCGATACACTTTGCTGGCGTCTTACAGGGCCTAGAACGGCTCCGTACGCGCTCGCCTATGCCAACCCCTAGGGAAACCAAGGGAACGGCGTGGCGCGTCTGTACGCTGGTCTAATCCACAACGCGTTTAGAGGCTCTGTGACGGGCTGACCCCGCACAACGTAGGGTAGTACAGGGATATGCGAACGAACGGCACTGAGGGGCTGCAAACGAATGGGAGAGGCATGCCTAGGACGGGCAAGGCGCTCCGACGTGGCCCCGAATACGGGGAAAACGACGATATGCAGAGGAGAATCGAAGGGTTCTTCAGGAGTCGGGAGGTTGCCCTGAACCGGGCGAGGAAGGATGTGGTCGAGTAATAACTGGGGGGTGCCCCCCTTTGATTAATCCAAAAATCTTGGAGAATCGTTTTGTGGCTGGAATTTTCGGATTCCGGCCTTTACTCGTTGGTGAAGCTCGATGTGTTTTGAGTGTGCCCTCTGGAAAGGGAGTAAGGGAGAGAGAAAGAGAGAGACCTTTCACCCTCCTCAGAGAGCACGCTCAAAACCCCTCAACAAGAGGTTTGAGACCTAAGCGTTGCACTTAGGATTTCGAGGGTGTTGCGCTACTCATTAGCCGAGCGGTATCAGCCCCATTGCGATGTCAAGTCGCGAGGTTCCCATGCTATATACGGACGAGCAGTTTGCTACGTAGTGCGTACCTCGTCGGGGTCACGTATCAGGCCGGTGGTTAATTAGACTCCGTGCTTTCGTTCCTCGTAACTGCTCCAACTTCACGCTGTGCCTCGTTCCTACGCCGAGGGAGGCCAACTCCGCTCATTAACGCATGAGCTTGCGGTACTCTTTTGTATGGTCGGTCCTCGAACCCGAATGGCTCCCATTGTTCGGCACGTTGGAGATACGTGGAGAGGTTCAGCCCCTCATGCTCTTTTGAATTTGGAACCCCGTGGATAACCGCTACGGAGTGAGAGCGGAACAAAGCGAGAACTAAAGCGCCCTCGCCAAGGCGCACACTAAGGATCAGGCTTCCCACCTGAAGTGCCGGGTTGTCTTCGCGCTTCTGAGGGCGAGTCACCGGATACTGCTCTGTTACTACCGAATCGGGCAACTCCCGTTCACACATTCGTCCATCAGTTCAGCGTCCAAGTCTTGCGCGGTGCTGTTGAGATCGATCGGCTGCAGTGTGGCGACATATGCTTCGTACTCTTCCTTCGTCACAGGCTGCTGCGGAAGGTAGAGGTAACCGAGGTCCTTTGCGGTCTTCGTCGGGTCCGTACGGAACAGGAACGACACACCAACGTAGGTATCCCAGTTCGTCAGCAACCAATCCACGATGGCAGGAACTTCGTCCACACCATAGGAAATCGTTGCGCTAACGTTCTGGTCACACCACGACTGCATGAGCATCTTGTAACGCTCAAGCTGATCAATCGCTGATTCGAGATTGACTTCAAGCTCTCGGCCGTCCTTGACGAACTTGGAGAACTCAACGCCCTTCGCTTCAACAGGAAGAGTGATCAGGAATGCTTCGGGGTCCGAGGGATTCGGGATGACCTTGTAACCAGCCTCACGACACAGCTTCACGAGCGGATCGTGTTTGCCGAAGTTGACCGAGTTGAAGATGTAGCGGCCCATGGGCTTGTGCATACCTTCACCAGCGGCGTCCATCACTTTCGACAGGGTGCCCGAGGGCTTGATCGTTGTGATGTTCTTCGGGCGCGGCGTACCGAGTTCGTCGGCCATGCCATAGGCTGCAGCATGTGCAGTACGGCGAAGCTCTTCATACTCATACGAGCGCATGTCAGGACGACCAGCGACACCCGTCAGCCCGATACCGCAGAGGCGAAGGAAGTCGTTGTTACGGTGCCATGCCTCTTGGAGCACGCCATCGTTCAGGTCAACGCAGGTCTGTCGATAGTTCGCACGAGCAGCAAGCTCGATTGCACGACGAAGGCCAGCAGAGTCGCCCTTGAACTTGGACACGTCTACTTCGGTCAGGTTACAGAATGATTTGTTGCCGAGCAGAATCTCAGCACACGGATTGACACCCTTGAACCAAGGTGCCCTACGGGTCGCAGCTTCACCGTTGATGAAACCCGGCTCACTACCACCAGCCTCAACCATCAGGTCGAAGATGTGCTGCAGTTCAGCCCGCGAAGGCTTCTGCTTGAACAGGAGGGAGTTGTTCGACTGTGCGCGTTGCACGTTGTCTTCCCACCAGTTGCGCTTGGCTACTGCGAACTCTTGCCATTCGTCTGCACCGTACTCAAAAAGAGCAATCTCAGCACTGCGACGCGAGGACAGGATCGTGCCCAGCCAATTGACGATGTCGAGGATGTCGATGCGAGTGAGGAGCGAACCTGCTCGTCGATTGAGGATTGCGAAGATGGCTTCGACGGCTTTGACGAGTGCATCGTCTCCGCTGCTGATCCATCCATATCCTGCAAGTCTCTCACCAGCGGGGCGTATAGCCGAGGCATCGAATACAAATTTACTGGCGTTGTGTCTATGGGCGACCAGTTTGCCCAAGGCTTTTGCCCAAGCTTCTGCAGAGTCACCGACTGCGATTGTCCACACGCCATTTTCAAACGTCTCTACGTTGTGCTCACGACCACCCTTCTCGGTGCGGTTGGAGCGGATGATCTCGATTGTGGGGATGCGCTTCTGGAAGCCCGTAAGCTGACCGACGATGGGACTAAAGCCCACGCCACAGCCCTGAAGCAGTAACCAGATAACATCGACGATGTCCTGTACGGTCTCGACTTGGGTGAACGAACAATTGAACTGCGAAGCTTCGCGCTTCTTGGCAACCGAAGTGCCCCCGAGCCACAGCGTACGACCACTCATCAGAACCTTACGCTCCAACATCAGCGTCTGAAGCTCATTCAGTTCGTACAGTTCGTCCTGACCGATACCACCAAGCTGTGCGCGATCCCACAGCCACATCTGGTGACCGATTACTCGACCGACCATGTCTTCCCATGTTTCAAATACGGTGCCCTCGGAATCCAAGGGTCTTTGGTATGTGCGGCGAGCTACTAGCTGCGCCCGCAGTGAAGGTGCGTTCATCTCTCTGGATACTCTCTCAAAGTATGTTGGGTTGTGTTGTGCAAAAAAAGGTGTCCAAAGGAAGGCTCAGGGCTGAGGCTGTTTGCTATCGACCGCATGCATGGTCTTTGGTGTAACGCCCTGAGGGTTCCTTTGGAGACCCTTAGTTATTAAGTAGAGATTTAATAATGATGATCAATCCATGGAAATCTATGGGTAATCCAAAGGAAGCCTTTAGGCCCCTATAGTCCCCACAGAGTTGTGCAAGGTTGCCCATCTCTCTATAAGAAGGCAATCTCGGTAACCCATTGATTTTAAAGGAAACTGGTCGATAGCCCCGCAGGGGTCTCAGGAGGTCTCGGGGGTCCCAAATCCTAGAGAATCTCTAGCAAAAAGCCTTGACAATCAAATAGCTACCGAGATTGCCTCCTAACAGAGACAGGGCAAACACCCCGTCCAAATTTTTTTGTGCAATCCTGTGTTGCACTGTCCAGCGAAAGGAGCTAATATACGTTCCTCAACGCACTGAACCGATCACGGAGAGCAACATGGACATCGCACTGAACTACGGCACGAATCTGGAACGCGAAGAAGCAATGTACGAAGGTGGCCGTCTGCGTCACCTGAAGAACGAAGAGCGTGCTATCGAGAATGGTGAGGTCAGCCAAGCTGGTCGCCGCCTGATCGATTCAGCGATGCCGAAGACCCTCGAAGCGATGCGCAATGAACTGGCATCCGCTCCGCGTCAGAAGCCCGCGTACTTCCCGGCTCTGGAAATGATCGAGCTGGACGTCCTTGCGATGCTCCTGCTGACCCACATGACCCGTAGGGCTGCGTTGGCAAACACGGACGATCCTGCCCGTGCTTCCATGTCAGACCTTTACACGGCGTTGGGCTTCGACGTTCGCCAGATGGTCGCCGAGGCCGCGTGGCAGAAGGAAGACAGTAAGGAATACAAGGCGGCACTCAAGGCCCTGCCCCGCTCGAAGCAAGAGCGCATGATCGCCGGTATGGAAGCTCAGAAGCGGTTCCCCATCTTCGGTGAAGAGGCGGATATCAATGCTGGCTTCGCTGCTGGTCTGGTCATGATGGTGATGGCTGCGACTGACATGTTCGCCACCTTTGAACACAAGGGTGAAGAGGACAAGTGGCCGACCCTGTGCCTCACGTTCTCTGAAGTGGCTGCTGAGTTCATCGGGTCGACGACTGAAGCGATCCAATACGATCACCCCGAGTTTGGCGCGATGCTGGTGCCCCCTGCGAAGTGGGACTCGTTCGACCGTGGTGCTTACCTCGATCCCCGAGTGGCCCGTAAGAACCCGCTGATCAACCACGCGAACAAGGCTCAACGTGAGGCCATCAACGCGGCTATCGCTGCTGATGCTCCGTTCATCCGTGCGCTGAACGCGATTCAAGAAGTCCCGTTCCAGATCAACCGCTTCGTGTTCAACCTCGTCAAGCATTGCAACCGCAAGAAGATCGAGATTGGCAAGGACGGTGATGTGATGCCGGGCACGCCCCGCAGCATCGATTGGAACTCTGAGGACAAGAAGAAGTGCGCAGCCGACTACCGCTTCAACAAGGCGGTTACGGCGAAGCGTATTGCGATCAACAGCGCCCTTGCTGCTGCGGAGGAACTGGTCAACGAGCCTGAGTTCTACCAGCCGCACTACCTTGATTTTCGTGCGCGAGTGTATGCCCGCCCTAGCTTCAATCATCAACGTTCGGATTACTGCAAGGCCATGTTCAACTTGGCTCGCGGCGAAGTCCTGACCGAAGATGGTCTCTGGTGGCTGAAGTGGCACGTAGCGACGACCGGTGGCTTCAAGGTCAAGGGAGTTGGTATGGACAAGGCACCCCGCGAACAGCGTGTGCAGTGGACTGACGACAACATGGACTTGATCCGCAGCGTCGTAGCAGCCCCTAAGAGCACCGTAGACGTCTGGTCGATGGCCGATAGTCCCTTCTGCTTCATGGCAGCAGCCGAAGCCCTTGTAGAGGCTCTGAAGGCCCCTACGACGTATGTGTGCCGTATCCCGGTCGCTATCGATGGTTCGTGCTCGGGTCTGCAGCACTTCTCGGCAATCCTGCGGGACGAAGAAGGTGGCAAGCACGTCAACCTGATTCCCTCGGAGACCCCGAAGGATGTGTACAAGGCTGTCGCTCAGATTTCCGCTGCTGTCGTTGCGAAAGACTTCGGTGATGTTGAAGTCGGAAGCATCGCTGAACTGTGGAGCACATACAAGGACAACGGCATCGACCGCTCGATCACGAAGCGCAACACCATGACTTACGGCTACGGCTCGGAAGCTGGTGGTATGTCGAAGCAATTGTGGGAAGACGAACTGCGCAGCGAATCCGCCAAGAAGCACTTTGGTGACGACGCTACGATTCGCCGTGCCGCATGCGCTTACCTCGCCAAGATCAACTTCGCGGCAATCAAGGAAACCGTACCGGGTGCTGAAGCGTGCAAGACGTTCTTCCGTGCAATCTCGAAGGAACTGTCGGACGCTAACCTGCCCTCGTGTTGGGTCAGCCCGACCGGCTTCCCGGTTATCTCCACGTACTACGAGGCCACCTACAAGCAAGTCACGACGATGGTTTGGGATAGCGAACTCCGCGTCCCGAAGAAGTACAAGCCGAAGCTGTTCGAGGCGTACACGAAGCAGATCAACAAGAACGAGCAGAAGACCGGTATCTCCCCGAACTTCATCCACTCGCTTGACGCAGCCCACCTTCATAGCGTGGTGCTCAAGTCGGTCGAAGAAGGAATCACGGACTTCCTGCTGATCCACGACTCGTTCGCATCGACGCCTAACAACATGGCGCGGTTCTCGAAGATTGTTCGTGAGACGTTCGTTGAAATGTACGAAGCGAATGACCCCCTGCAGGACCTTTTGGATGGCGCGAAGCGTGCCCTGACCGCAAAGATGGGTGCTGAGTCTCCCGATGCTGCGCAAGATACGCTGGCACTCCTGAAGAATCTCGAAGTGATCCAAGTGCCCGCTCGTGGAAACCTTGACCTCAAGGTAGTCCTCGACTCGGAGTACTGCTTCTCGTAGTTTTTTCTGCACAACACAACACAACGTAGGCCACCTTCGGGTGGCTTTCTGCATTTCTGGAGCCACCAATGCTGCACGAAGAGACCCACCTGTATCGCAACCCTGAAGACGAATTTCACAGCGGTGGACTCGTTCCGCTGGACGTAGCTGTCGGCTTCATGAGCCAAGGCATCTATGTCGAAGAGATCGAGTTCGACGTCGACCATTTCAATTCCTAAGGAACCCGTAACACAATGAAGAACTTTACCTCGCCCAAGGGCGCTGCTGGCTTTACCAACCTGATTCGCCCGGACACGAAGTTCGATGAAGGCGGCGTCTACAAGACGTCCATCACATGCTCGGAAGAAGCTGCTGAAGCGCTGATCGAACTGATCGACGACGAAGCCGTGGAAGAGCTTGGTGCGAAGAAGGCCAAGGAAGCCCACAAGCCGTACAAGCGCAACGAAGACGGCACCGTGACGATCAACTTCAAGTCGAAGGCCACGGACGCCAAGGGCAACAAGCGACCGGCTCCGAAGCTGTTCGACGGCCAAGGCAATCCGATCCGCAACACGGAAGACCTGCACATCGGCAGCGGCTCGGTGATCAAGGTCAAGGGCGCTGCATCGGCGTACACGAGCGGCAAGAACATCGGCGTGACGCTGTACATCAACTCGGTGCAGATCATCAAGCTGGTCGAGTACAACGCTGGTGGCTTCGAGGCTGATGACGAGGCTGACTTCGTCGCTGGCGGCACGATGACGCAACGCATTCCGGACTCGGCGTATGACGATGAACCGGCGGGCAAGGCTGACGAAGACGTCAACTTCTGATGAAGAAGAACTGGTTCAGCAAGAAGAACGCTGGACTGAAGCTGAAGCAAAAGATGCGTAGTGGTCTCGAAGAGAAGATCGCTGCGCAGATCGAAGAGGCGGGTGTGGAATATGAGTACGAGACGCTGAAGCTGGCGTATTCGATTCCGCATACCTACACCCCCGACTTCCGCTTGGCTAACGGAATCATCATCGAAGGCAAGGGCCTGTTCGATTCATCCGACCGCACGAAACATCTGGCAGTCAAGAAGCAGCACCCTGAACTCGATATCCGATTCGTCTTCAGTCGTTCCGCCTCGCCCCTGTACAAGGGTTCGAAATCAACCTACGCAAGCTGGTGTGCCAAGAACGGCTTCCAGTATGCGGACAAGCTCATCCCTGAAGCTTGGTTATCCGAAGAGAAAAAGTAATGCCGACATTCCTCATCGTTGCACTCGGCCTCATCTACGGCTTCTGGTCGTTCGTAGAAGTCACCGGCTTCATCGCTCTCGTACAGCGCCCGTACATCCGCTACACCGCTGCTGCACGAAATGTGACGTACGTGTGGCTCATGTCGCTCGTCGTGCTCGTCAGCTACCTCGTTTCACTGTTGTTCTAAACCCTTTCAAAGAGAGAAAGAAATGAAACCCAAGATGACCCAACGCCAGAAGCTGCTCAATCACTTCTTCGATGTCGGCAGCATCACGCAGCGCGAAGCAATCATGGATTACTCGATCCAGTCGCTGACCCGCCGTATCACTGAACTCCGCGATGACGGCTACAACATCATCAGCGAACAGAAGCTCCACCCGATCACCGAACAGCGCTACGTGCGCTACCACCTCGGCTTCCCGCCACGCGTCGTTGACCTACCGAGCCTCGATGACCTTCTGGTCGTTTTCACCGTCTAACACCCTTAGGACCCCTATGAACTACGCAGACATCAAAGTTGAACTCTTGGATTCCATGGGGTCCGACGCAACCGTAGCAAACGTGGCCCGCGTCTCGTTCGCGAAGGAAGTAAAGACCCTTCAAGATCAAGACGTGCGGCTCATCAATTACCTCGCGAAGCACGGCCACTGGTCACCCTTCGCTCACTGCTTCGTGCAGTTCCGCATCAAAGCACCACTGTTCGTGGCGCGTCAGTTGGTGAAGCATCAGGTTGGCCTCTCGTGGAACGAAGAGAGCCGCCGTTACATCGACAGCGAGCCTGAGTTCTATTGCCCCTCGGAATTCCGTGGACGCGCAGAGAGTGTGAAGCAAGGCTCGGCAAACAACCTGCCCGAGTGTACGCAGCAGTGGGCAGACCTGATGGTCACCAACAACTCCGCACACGCACTGGCGCAATACAACGCCCTGCTCCGTGGTGGCGTGGCCCCTGAACAGGCCCGCATGGTTCTCCCTCTGAACACGATGACCGAATGGATTTGGTCCGGTTCGCTGATGGCATTCGCTCGGGTCTGTCAGCAGCGCCTCGACGCTCACGCACAGAAGGAATGCCGCGATGTCGCTGGCTACCTTCAGGAAGAGTTGAGCGCCCTCTACCCGCACTCCTTCAACGCCCTGATGGGTTACTGAAATGCCTGAGACAACCGAATGGAAGGTCTACGTGACCTTCAAGGTCCCCGACAACCTCGATAGCGAAACGATCATTGAGTACATCGAAAACAAACTAGCCGATGGCATCGAAGCCATCAACGGCGAACTCACCGATACGGAATGGAAATGAAATACAACCGCGCATACCTCGAAGCTGTGCTCGCTGTGGCGAACTCCACGGGAGACCACGTAGCAGAGCAAGTCTTCAACAAGCTGTTCGATGTCAAGACGGTCTCGGAGCCGCTCAAGGTCACCCGCTCGAATCACGAGTTGCACCAGCAGCTTAACAAGAAGGTCGGCCAATGGGTCTACCTGTCGGACATCCAATACACCAACAACGTCGTAGGGCGTGCGGGCGGTGCCGATGTCAGCGCTGTGTCGTGGATCAAGCACTTCCGCAGCAACACGCAGTTAGGCCTGACGCAATCCAAACAGGTACACGACTTCGTTCGTGACCATAAAGAGTTCGACGCATCGTGAAGACATGCGAAGGCTGCAAGCACGCCGAGTGGCGACAGACGGCAGCGGGACGACGACACCCTAGCGGTGACGGTCTCTGCAAGTACCCGGTGAAGATGCCGATCCTGCCCGCGTCGATGTACTTCATCGGCTGCACACCCAAGCCCCTCGGTGGTTTCATCAACCGCCGTAAGGAACTCAAAGATCACTGCCCCACCTACACGAGAGATTAATGGAATACGAAGAGTCAACCCTGCTGTTCAAAGGACCGTGCGAGCAGTGCGGCTCTTCAGATGCCAACGCTCATTACTCAGACGGACATACCCACTGCTTTGCCAACGGCTGTAAAGGTCGACACGATGGTGAGGAACCCACATACAAACGAAGGAACACCAAAGTGTCAGACGATCTAGCTTTCTACAGCAACGCCGATGTGAAGGGTCTCAAGGCCCGAGGCATCAGTGAGGAAACCTGCAGACACTTCGGTGTCCGTGTGGGGTCCTTCAAGAGCGAAGCTGTCCATATGTACCCGTACTTCAAAGACGGCGCTGTCGTGGCTGTGAAGATCAGGACTGCCGACAAGGACTTCAAGTTCCTCGGAGAACCGAAGCACCCGCCGATGTTCGGTCAGAACCTCTTCAACAAGGGGAAGAAGATCGTTGTCTGCGAAGGCGAACTCGATGCGCTGACCGTATCGCAGTTGCAGGGTAACAAGTGGCCGGTCGTCAGTGTCCCCGGTGGTGCCCATAGTGCCAAGAAAGACATGGCGAGGCAGATGGAGTTCTTCGAGGGTTTCGAAGAGATCGTGCTCATGTTCGACATGGACGAGCAAGGTCAGGAGGCTGCTGCTGCGGTCGCTGAGATGTTCCCGCCCGGTAAGGTCAAGATCGCCTCGCTGCCCCTGAAGGACCCCAACGAGTGCCTGATGAAGGGCAAGGGTGAAGCAGTCGTTCAAGCCCTGTGGAATGCGAAGGCGTACCGCCCCGATGGAATCGTGGGGATCGCTGACCTGTATGCGGAGTTGGACCGAGAGATCGAACAAGGTCTCGCATGGTTCTTGGACGGTCTCACGAAGCTGACCTACGGACGACGCTACGGCGAAATCTATGCGTTCGGCGCTGGCACTGGTATCGGCAAGACCGATTTCATCACTCAACAGATCGAGTACGACGTTCACACGTTGGGCATGAAGGTCGGCTGCATCTTCTTGGAGCAGAAGCCCACGGAAACCGCTGCTCGGATCGCTGGCAAGGCGAAGGGCAAGAGGTTCCACATTCCCGATGGCTCTTGGACCCGCGAGGAGCGCCTTCAGGCCGTCCGCGAGCTTGAGGGGAAGGTCTACCTATACGACTCCTTCGGAGAGACCGAGTGGGACGTTGTAGCGGCCAAGATCCGATACATGGCGCATGCCGAAGGAATCCGCATCTTCTACGTGGACCACTTGACGGCCATGGCTGACACATCGGACGAACGCGGGTCGCTGGAAAAGATCATGAAAGAGATGGCGGGGCTGGCGAATGAACTCAGCATCATCATCCACTTCGTCTCCCACTTGGCAACCCCCGAAGGGAAGAGCCACGAGGAAGGCGGGCATGTATCCATCCGTCACTTCAAGGGCGCACGAGCAATCGGCTTCTGGAGCTTCTTCATGTTCGGCCTCGAAAGAGACCAGCAAGCGGAAGACGAAGAGGTTCGCCAAACGACGACCTTCCGGATTCTGAAGGACCGATACACAGGCCAAGCAACGGGCCGAACCATCGCACTCGGATACGACCGTAACTCTGGTCGCCTGTTCGACAAATCAACCGACTTCGTACCGCAGCCGTCCGAGAAAGAACTCGACGAGGCGTACGGGTTTTAAACACATCGAGAGAGAAAGATGAAAACCAAAGTAACCGTCTATGCAGTTCGTCGTACTGACCTGAAGGACTCCGCAGATACCAACCTGATCTACGGGGCACCGGGGAGCGTCATAGGTGATGGATACCCGTCGCACGAAATCTTCATCAACAGCGATAAGCGTGTCGCCAAGAAGTTCGCCGCTGAAATGAACAACCGTTTCCCTGACACCCAACTCTACGCGGCCGTAAAGATCAAGGTAAAGGTGCAACTCTGATGGAATTCCAACCCTACCCGAAGACCCCGCGCCTGAAGCGGGACATCATTATCACCGAGAAGATCGACGGCACGAACGCTCAGATCGTGATCACGGTGGACGACCGCCTCTCGGACGAGAACATCGTTGCAGAGACGTACAACGCTGAAGGTCAACTGGTGACCATGCGTGTCGGTTCCCGCAATCGCTGGATCACGCCGAACCACGCTGGCAAGCAGACGGACAACTTCGGCTTCGCACAGTGGTGCTACGAGAACCAAGCTGAACTGTTCAAGCTCGGCCACGGCCAGCACTTCGGTGAATGGTATGGCGCGGGCATCCAAAGCACCTACGGCCTCGATCACAAGCGCTTCGCCCTGTTCAACACGGCTCGTTGGGGCGCACACAACCCGAACACTCCGAAGTGCTGCGAGACGGTTCCTGTGATCCTGCAAGGCTCCATGGCAGACGTGGATTGGGCGCTGGACTTCCTGAAGTACAAGGGTTCCTTCGCTGTTCCCGGCTTCATGAAACCCGAAGGGATCATCGTGTACCACACGGCCTCGAAGCAAGTCTTCAAGGTCCTCATCGAGAACGACCACCTTCCTAAGGGGAACGCATGAACCCCGAAGACGTACTGGTCTATGGCATCGCCCTAGCCTTCGTGGCTGTGCTGATCGCCGCTGGCTACATGGCATACCGCAACGCCGGGAAGAAGTTCGACTCGGCCTTTGACGTACTCGGAGAAGACGAATGAATCTGAATCAAGCACTGGCTCTTGCCAATCGATTCGAAGAAGACGGTGTTATCAGCGCCTCGGCCCAAGCTATCCGCGTTCTCGCTCAGGCATACCGCGCGGAAGCCAGCGCACACGAACTCACGTCGCGATATGCCCGTGCCCTTGAACTCCTCGCTAAATCGGGAGTGTGACATGAACCTTCTCAAGGAATACGACCCGATCAAGGACCCGAACCAGATCATCAAGGTCCCGGGCAGCGGCGTCGTCGAACGGAAGTACGGCAAGGGCCTTCGGGTCCTTCGGGAACTCCACCCGGACCTGCTGTTGATCGGCGGTGCTGTTCGTGACTCACTCTTTGGCCGTGAGGTCAAGGATCAGGACTACGCAACGACCAGCCACCAATCGGTCGCGACTCTGGCGTCGATGTTCAGTCTGAAGAACATCAGCGACCCGACATACGAGGACACCGACATGGTGTTCCAGAACGACGAAAAGACCATGGACGTGCTTCTGGTCACGGACCTCTGGCACCGCGTTGCGTGCTTCCCGGATTCGATCAGCCAGTGCTGGTTCGATGGGACGAACGTCTATGGGACCACGGAGTTCATGAAGACGTACATGACCGAGATCGTCACCTACTCGGCAAACATCAAAGCGGAACGTCTCGGACGCCTCAAGGCGAAGTATCCCGAGTTCACGTTCCAATCGAACGACTTCTTTTAAAAGGAACAAGTATGCGCGTTACCCTGTTTGACTTGGAAACCAATGGTCTCCTGCAAGATGTAACGGTGATCCATTGCGTGTCCGTCAAGGACCCAAGCACCGGGGAGAAGCGCCGCTGGACTCCGAAGAATATCCAAGGTGCCGTTCAGTATCTGCAGAAGGCAGCGGACGAAGGCATCCTTGGTGGACACAACATCATCTCGTACGACATCCCTGTGATCCAGAAGTTGTATCCGGGGTTCGTGGTACAGCGGGAACGGGTACGGGACACGCTGGTTATGTCTCGCCTGATCTTCTCCGACCTGATCACCCGCGATGGTGGTCACATCAAGGCCGGAAGACTCCCGGGGAAACTTGTTGGTTCCCACAAGCTAGAGGCTTGGGGTTATCGTTTGGGACTCCAAAAGGGTGAGTACGCCGATGACTTCAAGGATGAGTGGATTCGTGCCAACTACGAGACCGACTTCCTGACGCACATGGAATCCCTGACTCCCGCAGCCCTCAAGAAGTTCGACGAGGATGCGCAGGAGAAATGGGTCGCTGCATGGGGCAAGGCTAACTACCCTGTGGCCCTTGAGTGGGCTGAGTACAGCGATGCCATGGGCGACTACTGTGACCTCGACGTTGAAGTCACTGAGGCCCTCTGGAACAAGCTTGGGGCTATCGAGTATGACGGACGTGCTCTGCAGTTGGAACACGACATCCGTTGGTTCTGCTCCATGATGGAGAGGTCAGGCTGGCCGTTCAAGGTTGAAGACGCAGGAAGGCTCTACGCGACCCTTGCAGCCAAGCGTGACGATCTTCGTCTGCACATGATGGAAACCTTCCCGCCCCTCGTCGAAGAGCGTATCAGCGCAAAGACGGGCAAGCAGTTGAAGGCCAAAGTAACCGAGTTCAACCCCGGTTCCCGCGACCAGATCGCACAACGACTCATCCGCAAGTACGGATGGGAACCCAAGGTCTTCACTGAAGGTGGCAAGCCTGTTGTCGACGAAGTGATTCTGTCGAAGCTGGACTACCCCGAAGCGAAGATTCTGTCGGACTACTTCTTACTGGAGAAACGAATTGGGCAGCTTGCGGAAGGAAATCAGGCATGGCTCAAGTCTGAGAAGCAAGGACACATCCACCACTCCTGCAACACAAACGGCGCTGTTACAGGCCGCTGCACGCACTCGTCCCCAAACATTGCCCAAGTACCTAGTGTGCGAGCTTTGTGGGGCGAAGACTGCCGAAGGCTTTTCCATGTGCGCGCTGGCTTCCGACAAGTGGGTGCCGACCTATCAGGGATCGAACTGCGCTGCCTTGCCCACTACATGGCGAAGTGGGATGACGGGGAGTACGGACGAGTAATCCTCGAAGGGGATATCCACGCGGTCAATCAGGCCGCTGCTGGTCTTCCTACTCGTGACAACGCGAAGACGTTCATCTATGGGTGGCTCTACGGGGCTGGCGATGCCAAGATCGGATCGATCACACACCCTACGAAGTCCGAAGCATTCCAGCGGACTGTCGGCAAGGGGCTGAAGGCTGCATTCCTCGCGAAACTTCCGGCCCTCGGGTCCCTGAAGAAAGCCGTGGACAAGGCTGCTGAACGTGGTCACCTGTTCGGCTTGGATGGCCGTCGCATCTCTGTCCGTCACAAGCACGCTGCCCTCAACACGCTCTTACAGGGCGCTGGTGCCGCTATCGCGAAGCGTTGGGTCGTGGAGTGCTTCTTGGAAGCTGAACGTCGCGGCTATCGCTATGGCTGGGATGCGGACTTCACTCTCCTCGGCTTCATTCACGATGAACAACAGTTCGCTGTGCGTGAAGGATTGGAGCAGGAGTTTGGAGAGATGGTTGTGCTATGCGCTCAACGTGCTGGCACTTACTTCAACCTCAAGTGCCCTGTGGGTGCCGAGTTCAAGATCGGTGACAACTGGGCGGACTGCCACTGATGCTCAACGAACTGCTGAACAAGGCGTGGACTGAACCGTTCGCGCTAAAGGGAAACTTTGCCCGAGAGAACGCCTATGAGGTAGCTATGGCTGCTTCTCTCGGCCTCATTACAACACGACTGACTGACGACACCTTCGGGGGGCGTTGGTGCGTCACCCAACGTGGTCTCAATCATATCCATGCCGTCACCGAAAGTCGGGGTCACTCCGTATCTCTACGGAAACCTCCTGCACATGGCCGTCGAAGTAAACGGAGTTGAATACAACTTCGAAGCTGACATCCGAACGCTCCTGAAGATTACTTCGGAGTGCCTAGACCCGTATCAGGTCGAACAAGAAAACGAAGCGTACGCACTCATCGAGGCTCTCGAAGATGGTATGCGAATGATCAATGACGCCGTTGGCGCAGACGAAGGAGCAATTCAATATGAGTAAGTTCAAAGCTGGCGACATCTGCCGTAGCGACAAGTACAACTGGATCGTCGGCCACGACATCTTCATCACCGGCGTCCGCGATGATCGCAACTTCCCGGAGCAGTCGTACTTAGCAACCATCGACGGCGAAGAAGGTCGTCTGATCGAAGAGAGCGCGATGTGGCTCGTAGGCACCACGGTGACCGCTGAGTTCCGCTTCCGCAACGACGAAGGCCAGTACAGCCGTGACAGCTACGAGAGCTTCGAAGCGGCTCTGGAGGGCTTCAAGGGTCACTCGCTGAAGGACAACGAGGCAGAGATCGTCGAGATCATCAGCCACGGCAAGTACGCGGCGAAGATTCGCGTGGAGGCTATCACCGAATGATGCTCCTGATTGACGCGGACATTCCCGCATACCGCGCCTCCTCGGCACACGAAACGGAGATCGAATGGGACACGGATGTCTGGTCAATCTGGACTGACATCGCGAAGGCCAAGGATTACTTCGACGACCTGATCAAGAAGTTCTGCGACGACTCTGGCTGTGACGAGTTCAAGCTGTGTTTCACAGGCGACTACAACTTCCGCAAGGACGTCTACCCGGAATACAAGACAAACCGCAAGAGTCGCAAGCCTGTGGGCTACAACGCTCTGAAGTCGTGGGCGAAGGAGAAGTATCCCCACTTCGAGAAGCCGATGCTGGAAGGTGACGACTGCATGGGAATCCTTCAGACGAAGTTCAAAGGCCAGTGCGGAATCCTGTCGATGGACAAGGACATGAAGACGATCCCCGGCGAGTTCTACCACATCGACCAGCGCCTCAACGGTGAGTGGCAGACGGTCACCGAGGAAGAAGCCTTCAGGAACTTCCTGTTTCAGACGCTGACCGGCGATACGACCGATGGTTACCCCGGATGCAAGGGGATTGGTCCGATCTCCGCTGCGAAGCTGCTGGATACCAAAGGGGTCTCATGGGAAACCGTGAAGGCCGCATTCATCAAGGCGAAACTCACCGAAGAGGACGCCCTAGTACAAGCTCGATGCGCCCGTATCCTTCACGCAAGTGATTGGGACTTCGAAAAGAACGAACCTATTCTCTGGACACCATGACCCCTTTCATGACACTCGACGACGCCATCGCACAAGCTGGTGGTTGTCTAAAACCGGGAGCAGTTGTACAAATCCCTCCGGGCTACTTCCACGGCCCTGCAATGGGACACCCCTACGACCCGATGCCGGGTGACGCACAAACTGGAAACAAGTGGCGCATGGACCCCGTGAGTGTGCATCAGCACTCGGTCACCTACACACGCCCTGCTGTCGGAGGACCCGCAAGTTCCGACATGGGCCTCGAAGCCAAGCTCAAGGGCCTCAAGACCACCGCACCGAACCCCAAGCAACTCTACGGGGACAAGAAGCCGCCCGTCCACCTGATCCACCAGATCGCCGAGTTGCACGAAAGTGCGGCCCTGCACAGTGGCAAGCGGAAGTACGGCGAGAACAACTACCTCAAGACCGAAGTCGAGGCGATGACGTACGTGGGCGCAATGCTCCGACACATCAAAGCGTGGGTCTCTGGTGAACGTGTGGACCCCAAGGAACTCGTGCATCACCTTGGAGCCGTGAAGGCGTGCGCAACGATCCTGCTGGTTACTGAGGCCACCGGGATGTTGATCGACAACCGTCCCACGGCTGGCTGCGAATCGCGTGAGGAAAACTTCGCACCGGCTCGATACCAGACAGCAACCGCAGCGGCCCTCAAGGAAGTCGAGGCAACCATCGAGCACCTGAACAAACTCTACCCGGAACTCCTGTGAGCACCGCCGCCCTGTACTACAAGGGCACTCGTGTGTCCCCTGACAGCGACCTCGGCAAGATGCTGAACGAAGTGTTAGGGGCGCACAAGATGCCATCCAAAGAACGCTTGGAACTCCGAGAGAAGATCGAAGCGCACTACCAACAACTGGAAGCCGATTACCGAAAGGCTACCCGAGGCGAATAAACATGAGCACCGTATTCAAACGCTACGACCTCTACTGCAGTTCCGATGGGTACTACAGCGTTGAAGAGGACGAATCGTCGGATGGCGATTGGGTACGTGCTCAAGACGCCTACGACCATACCGCAATCCTCGAAGCCCGCATCCGGGTTCTCGAAACCCAACTCAAAGACATCAAGAGAGAGAAGAAATGAATGATTTGAACGAATACCAGCGCGAGGCTATGTCCTTTCGTTTGGACTCCGCAACGACTGAATACGCACTCTTCGGCCTCGCTGGCGAAGTCGGTGAGATTCAGGGCTACGTCGGAAAGTCGATCCGTGATGGATACGAAATCGACATCAAGCACATGAAGAAAGAACTCGGGGATGTCCTCTGGTTCGTGGCAGCGCTGGCGAATGACCTCGGTCTCACGCTGGCTACGGTCGCTGACGGCAACATCGCGAAGCTCTCGCGTCGCCAACTGCTCGGCACCATCCAAGGTTCGGGAGACGACCGGTGACCGAACACATTCTCTTCTACGTCGGTGCCTTCTGTATTGGTTGGACTATCGCGGACATCATCCAAATCATCCGAGGCTCAAAATGAACAAGCGCAAAGACCTCCCCCTGTCGTACGTGTACGCAGCCCTCGTCGTCGTCGTCCTGATTCCCCCGGTGTTCCTGTGGACGTTCCTGACGGGCCTGTGGGAACTGGTCGTCGTCATGTATCAAGACAACCGCAACCTCTTCAGCGACGTCCGCAGTGCCCCTTCGGTGTACCGGAAGGAAGCCGCGATTCGCCGCTCGATCCGTGCCCGTCGCCGTGCTGTGGGCGCTAAGGTCTGATGTTCCAAACGATGTACCTCTGGTGGACGCTGCCGTTCTGGTTCTGCGTCCCTTCCCTCACATATCAGGACTATTGGCAAGCTGCTGCAGAGCACTTCGAGATGGACCAGATGTGTGGGATTCCTAACATGCCCGGATTTTAAATGCCGCCTGTTGTCCGCACCGCATTCTCAACGATCCCCACGGACCACTACGAGGAACTGAAAGAGAACGCCCTGTTCCTTCAGTGTCTCCGGGAAGCCGGGGTCGACAACTGGGAAGGCTTTCACCAAGCCAACCTCCTCTATCAAGCAGTAACCAACGGCGAAGACCTCCATTGATCAACCCCACCGCTACCTTCCTCTTCGGCGTCGAGCCGATCCCCATGAACGAGACCACGGTCACCATACCGCGCCGTCAGTACGAAGAGATGCTCCGCAAGATCGAGAGGTTGGAGCGGGAGGCGTTTCTTCAATCGTGGAAAGACAACCCTGACAGGATGGGATCATGAAAATCATCAAACGCGGGACCATCCCGGAAGAGCGCACATGGACGTTCGACTGCACCTGTGGGACCGTCTTCGAGTGTCTCCAGAAGGAAGTAGTCCTCCACGATACGCAGCGTGATGGTCGATACGCGACGTACGACTGTCCGGTCTGTAGTCGCCAATGCTACGGCAAGGAAAAATCACGATGAAAGATGGCAAACTCTCCGGGGACCGCAACCAGTGCCCCGGCTGCAACGAGTATTTCAACAGCACCGCAGCCTTCGAGCAGCACCGTACGGGTGACTACACGAGCGCCTTGGACCCCCGCAGATGCCTCAAGCCTACGCAGATGATCGCCAAGCGGATGCGCAAGAATGCCGAGGGGTTCTGGCTGACGAACAAGGCCAACGGCTTCGCTGGATATGCCGAGCACACCGAGTAACAATTACCTCTCCCTAACCGGAGGGGTATTTTTTCGAAAGATAGTTCTTGCACAGGGCTGCATTGTCTTACATAATAGAGTCTCACACAGCGAGGCACATATGAAGATCAAGACCCCCACGACCCTGAACGAACTCCTGATGGTTGCCAAGCGGCCCCTGTGGGCTGGTAAGGCTTACTGCTCGACCGCGATCACCAACGTCGAGGCGTTCATCAAGGTGGTCGGTGATCTTCCGCTGGCTGAAGTGAAGACGATCCACATCGATGCCTTTGTCCAAGATATGGACAACCGCCTTGCTGACGCTACGATCAACCGCAAGCTGACGAACGTCCATACGATCCTCAAGTACGCGCTGGACCGCGAGTGGATCAGCAAGATGCCTAAGATCACCTACCGCTCCGAGGACAACGACCGGGTCCGCTGGTTGTCGCCGGAAGAAGAGAAGACGATGTTCCTGATGTTGACCGCGTGGAACGAGACGGAGATCGCTCGGTTCCTGACCGTCCTGATCGAGACCGGGATGCGCCGAGGGGAACTGATGGAACTCGAAGCGAAGAATATCGACGGCGACTGGATTCGCCTCTGGAAGAACAAGACGAAGAAGGCCCGCTCGATTCCCCTGAACGACCGTGCGAAAGCTGCGCTGGCCGGAGGGACATTCGAGCACCTGACGGTCGGCCAAATCCGCATCGTTTGGAATCGTCTGAAGGAACACATGGGTCTCCAAGGGGACGACGATTTCGTCCTGCATTCCCTGCGCCACACCGCCGCAACCCGCACGCTGGCTAAGACGAAGAACATCGCAGTGGTCCAGAAGCTCCTCGGTCATCGGAAGATCGAGACGACGCTACGCTACGCTCACATTTCGGATGATGAACTTCTTGCCGCAGTGCGGTAACTACTTAAATGTCGTATTTATGTCACCCCTCCCAAAAAGAGCACAGGGAATACCCTGTTTAGCAGAATTGGTCGTAAGATGCGGTTCGGCCAACTTGAAACAACTTGTAACGGAACTGGAAGCACCATGACGACTCTTGTAACCGCGACGACCCCCGACGGGAAATCACTGACCCTCTCGGGTGACGCTGAGTTCGGTTATCGCATCTACGGCCTTGGGTTCCCCTCGCTGCCCTACGAAGACCTCGTGGACGCGATGGAGGACTTTTCTGGCTTTGTTGTCGCCCGCACACAGGAGACAAGGGAAACGGAAAAAGGTTCTTGCACATAGTTGAGCAAGGTTATACACTGCAGTCACGGTCAAGCAAACGCACTCACACACAAAACTACTTAGACTAGGGGCGAATGATGATGATGAAGACGGCAGAAGAGAAGCTGGCAGAGGCACTTGCAGAGATCGAAAAGCTGAAAGACGCGGCACGGGAGGAAGCCACCCGAAAGGCGCGGTTTCCTTGGGAGAACCCGGAGATCATGAAAGAGCAGAACCGAATGACGTACAACCTGAAGATCGAACCGGAGTTGTACCTGAAGATCAAATGGTTGATGGAGAACAAGGGCGGTATCAAGTCGATGCAGGTGTTCTTTGACCGTGCTGGCAATAAGCTGGCTCAAGAATACCTGAAGGAACTTGGGGCACTGTGAGAACCGAGGACGATAGTTCAGCCCGCTAATGGCGGTATCTCTGAAGTATCGGCTTTAGTTACCACCGGTTACCACTTTGCAGCATGTAAGTCCTTGATTCCATTGAGTTCTACGAGTACCCGATCCATCTCTTGGGCACCAGTTATCACCGTAGAAACGCTGTGGAATCAAGGAGTTAGCTCACTGTGGACACCGGATCGTTACCACCGGAGTTATCACCGGAGTTACCACCGATGAAGATACCCTGCTGTTGGAAGAAGCCCGGATCACCGGTCCTCTACTTCCGCAGAAAGGTCCCGCTCGATTTGATCGGGGTCCTCGGGAAGACACACGTTGTTCAAAGTCTCAAGACAACAGACCCGTTGCAAGCCGCCCCGCTTATTGCCCAACTGATACGTCAGACGGATAAAGAGTGGGGTTTTTTGCGTTCCTCTGCTCCCGGCAAAGAGCGCATGATTGTTCAAGAAAAAGCGCTGTCCATGTTACGTGAACACGGCGTCGATCCTGTACAGCCAGCCGATGGTCCGCTCTTCAGATTCCACGACATCCTCGAAGAGAAGCCGAAGTTGTCGAAGGTCGAGGAAGCTGCCGTGGCGATCCTCAAAGGCTCCTTCGGGACCACGTTGGGGGATTGCCTTGCACAATACACAGCAGCCCGTCCTAGCGACGATACGCGGTGTGAGCGTGCCTTCAGGTATCTGATCGAGTACCTCGGGACCGACAAGGAACTAAGGACCGTGAGGCGTCAGGATGCCAACGGGTTCATTAAGTGGATGCTGAACAGGGACATGAGCACGGCCACCGTTCAGCGCTACATCGCCCCGATCAAGGCTGCAGTCTCCCGGGCAATCCGTGAGAACGAACTGAAAATCGAGAACGTCTTCGCCAAGTTAGAAATACCTGACTACGGCAAGGATTCTGTCGACCGGGAAGTTTTTACCGAGGCTCAGTTCAGGTCGTTGGAGCTTGCCATCGAGGTCCACGGTCAGGACACCCTTCGGTCGATCCTCACGGTCGTTGCGGAAACCGGAGCACGCCTAGCAGAGATCGTCGGGCTTGCCAAGGGGGACATCCACGGTGGGAAACACCCGCACATCACGCTGAAGCCGCACCCTTGGAGAACCCTCAAGACCCCGGGGAGCACCCGGAGGATTCCGCTCACCGATAGGGCGTGGCAGTGCCTTAGGGACGCCAAAAACCGCTCGGGTGACGCAGTCCGAATCTACCCACAGTACGCCTCCTCGGAACCCGTCAGCGCTGCCTTAGTTAAGTGGATACGGAGCCGAGAGGGCCTCAAGGGGACCAAGCTCGGGGTACACTCTTTACGACACACCGTCAAGGATCAACTGAGGGCTGTTCAGTGCCCGCTGGAGATCATGGATGCCCTCCTCGGCCATGTGACCCCCGGGGTTGGTGCGGGGTACGGAGAGGGGTATCCGATTGAAGTGCTGGCTGAGTGGATGGATAAAAAGACGCCTACAATAAAGGGGAACTGAGATGGAGAGAGATCAATTGGACATCACCAGAATTCAAGCTGAGATCAACAAGATGATGGAGGAGACCCTGAAGGCTCGCACGGATCGATTGTGGTATCCGTTCGCTGCCGGAGCCGGGGTCACCCTTGCTGTCGTCGCGGTTCTCACCTTACTCTTGCGACTGCTTCACGTAGGATGAAAAAAACCCCCAAGGAATCCGTTAAGGAAACCAAGGGGGTTTTTTCTTACTTCGCTGCTGATGCTTTCTGCTCGGCACGGACCACAGCGGCCACAGCGGCCACCGCAGACAATACTTGAGTTGTTGCACCACCCACGTCACCGTGGAGGTCCAGCGTGGATGCTGCGAGTTGTGCAAGGACTGCGATACCAGCCCACGACGACGGTTCTTTGAGACGGGAGAGGAACGTCATGTTCATTTTCCTATGAGGATTGATTTTGAGACCTTGGTGCGAGCCTGACGATCTTCGAGACCGTTGGTACCACCATTGATCCTTTTGGTGAGCCGCAGGATGTCATCGGCCAGTGCTAGGGTCCCGCACTTGTTGTCGAGCCAGAACTGACACGCCGACAGGGCCGCATAAGTTGGTTCTTCTAACAGTTCAGGATGATTGACACAGTCGATGCCGAGTTTCGCCGCTGCGGTTGTGTAGTTGGAACGTCCGGTTGTCTGAAGCAATCCACGGCCCATGTATCGTTTCCCGTCACCGGGTTGTACATTGCCAAGGTCCTTCCGACCTTCGTACCGGCTCTGCTGTGCCGTAGGACCCCAGAGTTCCTTGGTATATACGAAGCCACCTGATTCGTGGCCGACTTGAGCAAGCCAGTGCGCCACTTCTAAAGGCTCTGAGATACCGTAGAGCGCCAACGCTGCCGAGACAGGGTCAGCCCACTTCTGAGCACGCGAGAGAGGCACACCTGTTGCCTTGGAGAAGACTTCAGGTGTCATGGGTTAAAGTCCTGCGAGCTTCTTGACGATCTCGCCGATCCCGAAGGTCTGTGCGGCCATCACCAAGGCCCCGCCGTAGACGGCATACTTGATCTGAAGCAGGTTCGTTTCGATAGCAGAGACAACACGGGCTGTGTTCTTCTGTTCGTCTTTCACGTCCTGCACATCAGACTCAGTAGCGTCCATGCGAAGCTCCAGCACGGTTACCCGATGCTCGATTGAGTTGAGGGGAGTCATAGTTAGTCTTTAAGAATTGCCTGAGAGCCTTCATCAGTTTCAAGGGACTTCAGGCAGTGATCCTTCTCCACATAATCGAGGAGACGACAAAGCACACAACCCCAACGCTTCCCTTTGAGCATTGCCTTAGCAGCACGGCTCGAAACGGTTTCGTCAGGGTCCCCAAGGAGGAACGTATTGATGAACTGGTCAAGAGAGACCAGAAGGTTCCAGAGATACTTCATGGTTAATCCAACGGGAACGGGGGGAGTAGTGAGGGGACCTCAGCAAGCGTAGGGAACGCACGGGTCCCTGCCTGTACCTCAGCGAGGATGCTGTAGGCCGAAGCCCACACCTGAGAACGCCATGCGCGGAACGCTTGGCCCTCCTCTTGGAACTTCGGGACCGAGGGTTCCTCTGCGTACGTCACAGCAGTGGTCAGGTTGTCGTAGTGATACGACTGAGCCTTAGCATCAAGGATGGCCTGAACCACTGAGGTGAGCGTGACCTGTAAGAGCTTGGCTTGGTCTTCGAGAGGAAGATCCACAATCACCGGCGCATCGCCGCTTAGGTCCACCTTGTGAGTGGAGAATCCAGCGGCTTGCTCAGGAGTACATTCGATGAACCCCGGAGACATTTCAAAGCCGTCTGGAAGTTCTTGCGAGCCGACTACTTGCCCGGTGGGGTTATACATCAGGGCGTACATTGGAGACTCTCCAGCTTTGCTTCAAGTTCTGCGACACGGCGCAACAGGTTCTGAATGGCTTTCACTTCGAACGGGTGGAACTGGGCGTGGTCAAGGGCAAACAGGCCATCCTTAGGCGACACAAAGCCGTCTTCGTCGACCGTCTCTTCCAAGCCTTTCCGTTCAGAGATGTTGACCAACTCAAGCCCTCGGTCTCCCTTGGACTTCACAACGTCCTGAGCGATGAACCCGTACTCGGCACGTCCCTCCTTCACGTAGTGCTTAGGCTCAAGCTTCTCGATGAAGTCGACAGCTTCCTTCTCGGTCACGTCAACGATGTCGGTCTTGATGCGTCGATCCGAGTTCGCTACGAACTGCTGCGAGAGCACCGGCTGCACGATGTAGGCACCAATGCCCCATGTCCCGCCCCCGAAGGTTCCTGTGGGTCCGCTGTTGTTCAAGAAACCAGCGAAGCCGAAAGACTGTGCGCGGCTTCCGTCAATCTGCAGTGAATTGCGGAGGTAGGCATCCCCGTTGTCGTAGATGCGGAAGTTCCAAGTGCCCTGAGCTTGGTTGATGAAGCCCACCAGACCAGCGTTGTCACCGCGTAGGTATCCGCTGTAGCTTCCACCATCGAGTCGGAGTGAGTTGGCGTTCTGCACCCACAGCGTGCTGTTCTGCGCAAACGTGCCGCTGTTTGTCATACCTGCTGCTGTCAATCCGCTGCGCACGGTCAAATAACCGCCGTCGGAGAGCGTCATGTTCGACGCATTGTTCGCGCTATTGATCCACTCAAACGAGGAGTTGGCAGCGTTCGCTCTAAAGTGCGGCTTGTATCCGTTCGCGTTGAGCAACAAGGCCGTTAGGTTCGTGTTGCTAACGATGTTGGCAAAGCTACCTCCAGCCCCCATTTGGAAGGTAGGATTGGCAGCGTAAATATCCAGACTGCCTCTACCTGTCGTCGCGTTACCACCTGTCGCGATAATCCGCGCGTCATAGTCGCTGCCCGTGCCTGACGAGTGGAAGTCGACGAACGGGGTCATCGCGGAACTCATCGAGCCAATCTCGACGGCACCATTAAGCGCGTTGATTGTGCCGCCAGAGTTAATGGAGTTCGTCGTTGTGAGAGCAGCACTTAGCGTGACATTGCCGTTGGCCGGGTCAACACTTACTGGATTGTCAACGAACGTTCCAGACGAGTTCATACGCTGAAGCAAGAACTTATGAGTTCCGTCCTTCACCAGACCCCAGCGGGTCACACCAGCCGACTTCCAAGCCATGATCGAGCTACTAGCGCCGCCAGTCTCGTTGATGGCGAGAACCGGATTAGCCGCACCCTGCACCGTCTGGTTAGCGGTGAACGTGTTGGCAGAGGCTAGACCGGGGACAGCCAGCGCCGTTCGGGCACTTGCGGCATCCGTGGAGCCTGTACCGCCGGACCCCACAGGAATCGGGAGGGTAACCGAAGCAGCCGCAGCAGCCGCAGCTACAGCCGAAGCAGCAGCCTCAGATGCCTTGGTCGTTGAGATACCCGCTTGGGTCGTTGCGGTTGCAGCGGACCCCGAGGCACTTGAGGCACTACCGGATGCAGCCGAAGCCGAACCTGCAGCGTTCCCAGCGGATACCGAGGCTTCCCCTGCCTTCGTGGTGGCGATGCCAGCTTGCGTCGTGGCAATACCGGCTTGCGTGGTGGCCGTAGAGGCGCTTGTAGCGGCTTCAGCAGCCTTCGTGGTGGAGATACCAGCCTGAGTCGTTGCCGTGGCAGCAGAGGCCGTTGAAGAAGCCTTGGAGGCCGCAGCATCCGATGCAGACAGCGCAGTCGCGTCGCGGTTAGCCAGAGAGGCGTTCTGTGCGGACACAGCGGACGTAGCCGCCGAGGTAGCGATGGATGCCTGTGCGGTGGCCGTAGCAGCGCTTACAGCCGCTTCAGCAGCCTTCGTGGTTCCCGTAATGCTCGCCGCGTTCGCAGCGTTCAGCGTGTCGTTTGCCTGTTGAGCAAGACCGGCGACGTTAGCCTCGGAGATCGCAGCGTTCTTCTCCGACGCCTCAGAGTTGGTAGCGGCCTGTTCAGCACGAGCACGACCGCTCTCCACGTCTGCAAGCTGCCCAGCCAAGAGGTCGAGCAAGCGATCCGTTGAGTTGGCCTCAGGGGG